TTGTTACTTTTTGCGGGTTTGTAGCTCGCAGGGAGTCGCCGACGATGAGGGCTGCGGCCACGCCAGTCAGCTTCATGAGGGTTTCATCATCCATCAAATTAAGTTCCGTATTGACCCCAATGATTGCGGCAGTGACGATTCCTAGAATTACACGTTTACTTTTGAGGGCTTCGAGTATGTCTTTTACGAGAGTCATGGGAATAGACCTTTAACCTTGTCAAAAATAGCAGACCCACCGCCACCAGATTTCAATATGAAGTAAATCGCAATACCGGCGATGATTAGCCATAAAAGGTACTTGCGAGACTGTGCTTTAGCCAGCTTGAGGTTTGCTTTGGCGTTGAGCTTGTCAACCTTACCCTCCGTGCGGACCTCTTTGCGGGTTTCCGCAGGTTTGGCAGGTTTGGGGTCAGCATACTGACCGTCACGCCGATAGCGTCTACGTTCCTTTTTAACGCCCATTAATATGAACCTGTATTAACGGGAGCTACGGACCGCTGAATAGCTTTGTCTGGGTCGCTGTCTGTGGTGATAGTAATCACATCTGGATCGTAGATAATTGTCCCACCATTTTGCTTGAGGGTGGTCACCGTTCTGGCAACACCCTGCTTGGTGAAATCAATAACAGTTGAGGCATCCCCATTGGCTTCTATGTCGGCCACAGTGCCTGTTCCGTTCATAGTGCATGTTCCACCGTAGCTCGTGAGCTTCGTGCTTATAGCGGCGTCCTCGGCGGTTTCAAAGTTCCCACCGTATATCTTTACCGTAGCGGCGGATTTGCGGGTTAAGACCTTGCCGCCTGTGATGTTAACCGTACTGATTGAGGTCAGCTGCGCACCCAGACAGACATAGCCACCAGATACTCTGACGTTCGTTACAGCACCACTGTCGGCTGATTCATTACATACAGCTACATTACCGCCAGATACCGTTAGGGTTGAAATCGTGCCGTCTATATGGACGCCGTAATTGCCTGAACTGTCACCACCGGAATTCGTGATTATCGTATTGATTCCACCCGAACCGACTTTGAAGTATGCGATCCCGCTACCGTGGTATTCAATTAACCCAACGTCTGATATTAAACGAGTTGTCGCCGAGCCGATTACAGCAGAAAAGCCTTCCTCGACAATTATTTTTGAATACGCCGTAGTCCCCGAATCAAGATTGATTAAGCAGGAATTGTTATAATTCGCTGCGAATACCAGCGTATCACCAGTGCCAGGAGCAACATTATCACTCCAATTTGCCGCTGTTGTAAACGATGTAGGTGACGTTGAATCCGTCCCTAACCAAGTCTTAATTGCCATCTCAAACTCCTTTTAACTAATTCTAAGAACCGTGCATTAAGCGAAGACTTGTTTTATTCGCATTGCGATTATTTATTACCATTTTCCAATCGGACATGACTCGTTTGCCCATTCAAGTTTGTTCGGCCAGCCCACTAGCTGACAGCCGCATTTATTGCAGGTTCTACCATTGTTATGCTCACATTTAGCACATTCGGCTTTGCGTGTTTCGAGTATGTCATCTGGCGTCCGTTTGAATCCTGTTGCCGCATGTCTCATTGACGCTTTGGCAAAGTTCTTGAGTCGCTGTGTTAAAGCAGGTGGTTGTTCGCCGTCTTTGTGTACGACGTTTCCGCAATGACAGTAAAACGGGAATCCGTTTGTCGGGATCGCAACGGTAAAACCGCATTGGTCGCAGGTTATAACTGTTTTATCCATCGGTCACCGTACATGATGCGTCGGCTTCTATTTCAGCGGCAAAGTCGTCTCCTAAGAATATGTCAACAATCGCTTCCGATGTTGATAGGGTGATCGTACCCGCGCTGCCGAAGTCATTTATTTGACGATAATAATTGGTTGTCTGCGCCACAAACGGTGGGTCAGTTTTGCCAACACAACTTGTGCCCGTATCGAAACCATCGAGTTTAAATGCCAGTGGGCCTACACCCCCAGAGTCTTTTAACATTGCGTCAGACTGTTGACTTTTGGCTACGAACGACAGATTCAGATTCTTGCCGAAACACTGTAGTAACGGATGTCCGTCTTCGTCTGTTGCTGTTTGGGAGTGTGGAATCGGAGAGTGATATACTGCCGTTGCGATTGGGTTATCACCAGCCGGAGACGGTAACCAGCCTTTGTCATAGCCAGGGTAGTCAGCACGACTGTTAGGGACTTCATTGTTTCTTACCCTCACAATGATAGTAAGTCCTGGTTGCAACTTAAATGTACGTGCCTGTGTTATCTGAACCATGTTTCTGCCGTCTGATCCCCAAATGCCCCCAGCGACTACCGGACGCCTGTTAGCACCGCTGCCCGACCATTGTCCTAAATATCTCGTTCCCATCTCTACCTCGACGGGCCTGTGGTGAAAGAACGCATCTAAGAAGAAATCAGCCGCTAAAGAACTGGGCGTGCCGTAATTGTACCTGCCACATTCACGACACTCTAGAGTCTCACCACTGCCTGCGAAATTGATGTTACGACATGTCAAACCACTCACGCCGTTTAGATAGCTGGAATCTTGTTGACCTTCAATCCCCGACGCCTTCAAAGCCCACTGCGAATCAATAGTAAACCGTCCTCGGTTTGTTGGGTATCCAGTGTAATAACTTCCAGTGTAGGCAAACTGCTTACGGAGACCACAAACTTGATCGTATCGACCCCCTCGGTGTGGGCCTGTGATCTGCGCGCCTTCGCTGTGATAATAACCTGCACCCTGATACAAAACGTATGTTCCATTTATTCCGTAATCGAATCCGTTAAGAGTAACCAATGGGGCAGGAAGCCGCCCACCTTCGCACGATACACACGGGCGTTGAATTGAATCAGTGCTTTCGATACAAGTCCCGCATTGTGAGTCACGTCTATTAAGACCTCGTTTAGCCGACTTAATTGTGACGTTACCTTTAATAGCGGTTGGTCTGGGGATTCCGTATGTCATGCGATTGTAAAGTTAGCTCCCTGAATCCACGAGGTCATTCGCCATACAACGGCTTCTCCGTCCCATGTAGTTAATGAGGTAGGGAGTGGCACATAAACAGGTAGCAAGCACCAACCGACCGTGTATTCTTTACCAGTGGTAATTCGTGTGTCGTATGTAAGATTTGCAGGGTAAAGAGTTGCAAAATGGAGGTTTGAATAATAGCCGTTTCCGTCTTCGTCGATACCGAGTCGGTATCCATTGTCAACGTAACTATCTGACGCATTAAATTGAACGGTCATCTCTGAATAGAGTCCGTAGATTTCACCAACACTTGAATCAATCATTGAGTAACTATATTTTCCACCCGAAAACTGAATCATAGGGATTCTGAAATAGCCTCCTCGCCAGACTTCTGATGCTGAACCAATGCCTGGTTGAAAGAGTGATTTTTCGTCGGTTGAGTTGTAAGTGATTGTTTGGTCGTAAGAGTGTGTCGTGACCTCGGAGGGTACAAACCCTAAATCATAAACCGTTTGTTCAACATCACGATCCCGACTGTCAATGTATTGAGGTAATAGCTGTAACTCAGAACAGGTCATATCCGAAATGCAAGAACCGCATATCTGCTTACCGGATTGCCGGTCGTTGTATTGCACTACAAGAGATTTGGCTTGAATCGGTTTTGTGTTCTTTATAAATGTTCTATTGGACAACTCACTGCCACCGTACTGATACCGAGGATCGGGATCAGCGGAGGTGGGTGTGTTCTTACCATACATTGATGCCGCGCCGACTAACGCCAACCCGTTCTCGATACCAACGGTTACCGTCGCCGAAACATAATTCAATGTTTTAGAGAGGTCAAACCGATTGTACTTAATACTTTCAACGTACTCTTTCTGACAATAGTTGATGTTGATACTATCGTCTTTGTAATAAACGCCATTTACAGGAATTGTGTTAGCACTTGATTGATAACTTCCGTGAGCCGGTTTGGGAGTTTCTAAGTGTTCAAAAGGCTCTCGCCTACGTTCACGGATAACTGATGGTGGGTCGTCTTCTCTACCATGTGGGTACTTATACTTTGCGGCGAATTGGATATGTGCTTTGTTGGTCGTTGTACAGGTAGTACAACTGTTATCGACAAACTTAACGCCGTTGTAATAGTCATCTACATTAGCGTCCGTTGTCATCGTGTGAATGAACAACGTGTGATCCGTAGAACCGTAATGATGAATTGTGGCGTCCAGCTTAAAGTTCTGTTTTCCTGATAACCCTGTCAGTTCCAGCCACGCCCTGTCTCCGTACTCACCGGCAGTGTTCGAGGCTACCAGTCCGTCCGAACCTATGCCGTAGAGATAGTTTGCGGGCTGTGTCGTATCAGAGACGGCATAATCGCTTCCCAGGCGTTTGACTGTAAAAGAAGTTATGCCCTGCGTTTCTGGATCGGGGTCTAATGATTCATCCGGCGTTTCAACGTATAGAAATTCTACTTTAACGACACTGGCTGATACATCCGTGACGTAATACGAATAGAACTGTGAATCAAATGTCGATTGCCCTGTCAGCGTGTCTCCGACAGTACAAGCAGTGGGAGTGGAAGTCATCGTAATGTACCAACCGTAGGTTGACGAGCTTTGCGATGAATACGTAAGCGTTTCCAGAGAATCTCGACTGAAATCGTCTCTAAGTATGTCGCACCCTTCAGGTGCTGCGCCACAGCAACCCATTTAGCACTTCACCTGTATTAAATCAAAAGCGTCTGCGGTGTTATTCCATGAAATCATGCAAATATCGTTGTTATTACCATGCAACCCGAATGGATTATTTACAGTCGCAGTAGCGGCTGCGCTGTAATATATGGGCAATGGTTGTCCGTTCATTCCCGTTAGATTATCAACATCGGTTGTCGTATCGGTATCCGCTAGTGTTGTCGTCAGGAGGCAACGATAAACCGTAGCATACGGCGATTGATACATCCCTACATCAACCAAACAAATCTGCGTTCCAAGTCCCACGGGTTTGGCGATGATTCTGCAACCGGCACACCCGACAGTTGTACCATCTAAAATTCCCTGGGAATTGCTGGCTCTAGCTATTACATCATCCGCACTAGAGATATTTATTTTTGCGTAAGCTAATCCACCAACGACCACGTCACCAATATCCCCTGCGCCGATAGCGTTTTTAGAAATCCCGATGTTAATAGCTTGCGCAGCTGTTGTCGCATCGCCTACTTGAAACTTCGCTATATCACCCGTTACGGCAAATTGACTCGTCGCTTTAATTACGGCGGAGTCGGTGGAACTCATGCCAGTGGTGTCTAACAATGGCGTCTGAACTGACACCGCCTCTCTAGCACCAATCGACGATCCTCCGGTGTTTTTGAGTTTGACTACCAGCGACTGCAAATTAGAAGCAACCGGCCTTTGTGCCATCTTTGTCGTGCGGGTTCTATTGACATGGTTGGTAGCTTCCGCAATTTGATTCCAATTCGTTTGGTTGATTGGAAGTGCCTGACCGGCGGTAAATTTTGGTACGTTTGTCATTACAAACTTCCTGGATCGTTGGTTGAGTAGTTATAGTTCGGCAAACCTAGCAGACCAAAATTACCTGCGGGGTATACCTGCTCTACATATCCTGCCCGTGGCCGCTTTACGACATCGCCTGTTGCCGTGTCCTCGACATCTTCATATAACACCCAGTAATAATCCCAACCGAACTTAGTCATTCCACCGACTGTCGTGTTTGCCTGAATGTCAAAGTTATATGTGATCGCAACGATATTGTCGTTGTAGTTGCCGGAAGCTCCCGTGAACAATACCTCTCCACTAGCGAAACCTCTCCACACGTCAGCGTTAACCGTCCCAGTTAAAAGAGATAGTGTCGCCATGAATTTAGAAGTTATTGCAGCAGGTTCGTATTTATGAGTCTCTGAAATCGTCAGATTTGGAACGATAATATCCACGCCTTCGACGCCGTTATCAGTGACGTTGATTGCACCGGCAAAATTCGGAATACCAGTGTCTGAATAGCTCGCCGAATTGCGAGTTTGAAGGCTAGAGCCTACGTGAGTCGTACTACCGGATGTGTTAAACGACCAGGTACTTTGTCGGCGTTGAAATTCTTCTGCTGTATACTGGCAAGTCACTTCCCACAGATTGTGGTTTACCGCTTTGACTTCCATTGTGGCAAGCGGCAAAGAGTTCAAAACAATTGGTGCAGTTGCGCGTACTTCACGCCTTACATCTTCGTCGTTATTTGTACCAAAGACACGATACCGTTTTTCAAATACACCCTGCCGGTAGGTCTGTGTTGATCCACCACTACCAATAATTTCAACAACCGTTGCGCCTTCGTTGAAACCGGCTCTGTTGCCTATTGTAAACGAGCCTTTTGCTGACAGTTCAACTGGCGCGGCTGGAGGTGTAAGTGTGGTACTCATTATTCAGTTAATCCTACTCCCGCTAGTTTGCGGTCAATTTTCTGGAGAATGTCTGCCGACCGTTCGTTTGCGCTCGCATTTCGTTCGTCTACCGCAGCGACCGGCGGGAGCATGGCAGACATTGCTACTCTGACTGCGGCGGCAGTATTAAAAGCTCCAGTAAGTCCCCGAAGAATACCGGCACGGCCTCCTCCCGTTTCGTTGCCCAATTCCAAATCGTCTATGTTGGGAATCGTTACATTAGGCTCTTCAAATTCTTCACGTTTCGCCTTCATAGTTTCTGAAAATCTTTGGGTTTCAGCGTTGTAGCGAGCATCCGCTTCCGCTTTCTGTTTCAATGCTTCATTAACACGCCCGTGTAATTTCGCCTCTAATCCACGCATTTTCTGGGCATGTTTTTCTCGTGCTTCGTCCTGCGGCGACCAGTTTGGGTCATAGGCCATACGCATACCGAGACTGGTAAGTATGTCGGCTTGTTTTTGCAATTGCGTAGCTTTTGCCGCGCCCACCTTTTCGCCGTAACCTTCTACATACTTTTCCCAAATCATGTCATCTAAAATGTCATGTCCCGATTTATACCCAAATCCCTCTGCTGCTTTTGCCGACGCATTAGCTGACGCCCGCATTTCAGCCACTTCCTTGCGATTGTTTTTTTCATATTCATTTCTCCACTTACGCCATTGGTCACTCCCCCGATCCATGTTTGGAGGTGTTGGTGGAAATAACTTATTCCACAAACTTTCAGCCTGTACTGACCATCGTGCAATTCCATTAGTGATTTGTGAAAACTGCCGAATAATCCAACTGAAGGTTGTCTTGAATCCATCCTTAATCCAGAACCAGAAGTCTTCCCAAATTAGTTCCAGACCAGCAACTAATATCTCCATAGCAAGATCAAGATTCGCCGCCTGTAAAGCGGCAATTACGCCCGTCATCGCAGCGGACATATTGTTTTTCATCGCTCCCCACGTATCGGCAACATGGTTACTCCATTTGCTCCATTCGTTCCGGCTTGCGACTAGGTTGAGCGTCAACAATGCTAATCCGGCAATCGCTACCTTCGGAATGGCAACTAAAAGACTGAAAAGAGCGACGACACCTTTAAGCACAACCATCGTGGCAGACAACGCCATAATTGTCATATTGATCGCTTTCCCAAAAGCCCATAACGCAGCCCCACCAGCTACAAGTTTGAACGCAAGCGTTGCAATCATTTTTATCAGTGGCTTTTGGGTTTTGACAAAAGCTATCACCCCTGCGGCGGCTTCATTGAACCACTCAATAAATGATTTGAGTTCCGGCATTAATGCTTCACCTACAGTTTGTAAAAACACTGTAAACGATTGCTTCAGACGGCCAAGCTGGAATGAAACGGTTTCTGACATCTTTTCAAATGCTTCGTCCGTAGCCCCTGCTGAATCCTGCATAGCCTTAACGTCTCTTCGTAAATCCGCGCTATTTGAAGCAGCGGGTAACACACCCATTAACGCGCGGACGTTTGGAAACATCATCGCAATATCTTCGGATGATTCCTCTGCGAGTTTGCGCAGGAAGCCTGACAAACCGCCCATGCGTTTTATTGCGTCAGGATTCATCGACATGTTAAATAGTTCTTGGAACTTTTCAGCAGATTGCGACGCCGGTTTTAATAAAGACGCCAGTGCCTGCCGGATTGCAGTGACAGCAACTTCGGTTTTAATACCATTTCTTGTTAATAACGCAATAACAGCGGACACTTCTTCAAACGATACACCAACTTCGGCAGACACCGCAGTGAGTTTACCCATGAATTGCGCAAGCTCCCCAAACGTAGTTTTTCCACGTTTAATGGTCGCAAACAAAATATCACTTACCCGAATAGCCTCTTCTGCTGCGAGTCCGTAACTATTCAAAACGGTCGTAATAAGGTCAGCGGCAGTGGTTGTGTCACTAAGCCCTGCAACTGCGGCTTTAGATGAAACATGCAAAACACCTATCGCTTTATTTGCGTCAATGGTCGCCGATAAAATCTGGTAAAGACCCTTTGCCATTACCGCTGTACTTTCGCCGAACTCAACACTAAGTTTTTGCACCGAGCTACTAAAGTATCTCATGTGACGTTCAGGTTCATTAAGCATCGTCGAGACTTCGGCCATTTGTCTCTCAAACACAGCAAACGCACGCGCAGCGGCAATCAGCGGGATTCCGAGCGCACCACCTACCATCATCATCCTTCTACCAAGACGTGACATGCGATACCCGAACCGGTTCATGCTACGGGTAACTCGGTTTAGCCCATTTTTTGTTTGGTCGGAAACTGCCAACTCGACATAGGCTTTTCCGGCTTTGATTGCACTCTGGAATACCATTGGATATTAGCTTGTAAATAAGGTGGGAAAGTTCTGTGCCGCCTGACGCCCTGCTGTTTGTAGGATGGTGTTCGCAATTGCCTCATTAAGACGTGCTGATTTAATTTTTCGTTCCAAAAATGGAAACGACTTCCAGAAGGCCGGTCGCATAAACGGGCGGGGCTTGTAACGAACTGACATGGCCTTTTTATAGCCCTTCAAATTGGAAATAATTAACTGCCCGAAAATGTTATGTTTATACGCCTGCTCTTTAACTCGTGTCCCACCGTATTCCATAAGATTGGCAATCATATTTGCGCGAGGTAACGGACCAATGACTACGTTTAGATTGAATTTGCTTGCTTTGAACATTAACATTTTGCGAATGTTTGGCTGTTCATGGGCAAACGGTTTATCGCCTGGTTTTGAATACGGGTATTCTTTGAAAGCTATATCCATCAATCCCTCTGGAGCGATTAAGCCTGGTGTCACTTTCATTTGCTTTTTCTGGCGTGTCAAAGTACCAAATACGGGATTAGCCCGTTTTTTAATTTTGCCAGCCAGAGTCACTGATACACGCTGTACTTTACTTGGGTTAATTTTTTTGCGCTTTTTATACCGCATAGAGTTTTTGGCAGTATTGCGAACATACGCACCGAACTGGTGTAGGATTCGGTCGATTTTGTCTTCGACACGCATTTTAGACTTAGCGTGTTTCGTGGTGACTTTATCGAAACGAGTGATGACTGCAACGCCGGTTTTGCTGACGTTTTGTGGTGCGCCACTCATTATTTTTGTAAACAGAGAACTTCGTGACATACGTGAGTTCATTGACGACCCACCCGTACCACGAAAGGCTTTAGCGAGATTTGCGTATTGACGATGTATTGCAGGGTCAAGTTTTCCCAAGTTCAAATCCTTTGCGATTTGGATCGTTCAGCGGCAAAAATGCTTTTAGTGCCTCAACACCAACTGTTCGATGTGCCTTCTTTTCTATACGCCTTTTAACGAGAGGATTCAGTTCGTGTGGCTTTACCGGCGGTGCGCCTTTTTTTCTGTTCTGATTTATCTGTAACGCCATCAAGTTTGCTGTATGCCACCATTCCTGTTCCAAACGAGAATTAGCCATCCAACATAGTTCTCGCAGTGTCAACGGATTGGGGTCAACGCCGACTATTCCGGCAAGTTTCCAGATTTCAACCCAGAGAGTGCTTCGTTGATAGCGTCGTCCTTCGTTTGATTCAGTCTCAACTCCAGTTCCCTGTCGATTTCCTCGTTCTCCAGAATCGCCAGCATCTTGTCGTTTGTTTGATTTTGATGATCGGTCGATTTCTCCCAAAGTTTGCGTATCCACATCCGCTTCTTCGGGTTCGGGAAAAAATCTATTAATGCTTCAACCATTGCATTAATTCCGTCGAACAGAACGTCACCGCTAAGTGACTGTCCAAATTGTTCATCAGTAACATTATTTTTTTCAGCCTGCTCACTACATAGCACGTAAAGAACATCTACACCTTTTACGATGTCATCAGTAAGCGAAGCAAGCGTCTCGTGTATTTGCTCATTTAGCAAATCGACATCGAGACGCTGTTTCACTTGCTTTGCTAAGTGAACCGTAAGTTGGACGTTCCATACCCGTCCTTCTGTATCCGTAAACTTTGACATTTTGCGCCCTTTCAGAAGTTATTACGAGATGGTTGTCCAAGCTGGTGCGGTGGCGTTATAACTGGGCTGTAGTGTGACATCGACCATGACCGCCTCTTCCAAGTTCTGTGGCTCAGAGAAGTTGGTTACGTTCATAAAGGCAATGAGGCCCTGCGAACCCGATGTTGCGATATCACCGTCCATTGCCGCAATTTTGATTTCACGAGCCGCAGCGGTAGTTGCTAAAAATGCCGTTTGAAGTGCAGTAAAGTCAGCATCGGTGTTGTCATACACCATTTGGAATGTAACCGTACCATCACGTAGTGTAGCCACGTTTTGACGCCAGCCGTTACCACCCCTGGTAGTCACGTCGGCGACTCCCATTTCCATGTTGATTGAGAGATCACGCACGTTGCCGATCTCTTCCCATGTGCCGCTGTTGTCACGGTACAGCTTGCACTCAAGTCCTAATTTAATAGCCACAAGTTCACCTATTTAATTTCAAAGTATGTTAATGAATAAGCAACAAGAAACTCGTTGCGTTCGTTTAGTAACTCCAAGTCATAAGACTGTGACGTTTCAGCACCACGAAAAGATGTGTTGCTCATGCGTATACGGTCCAGTGACTCAATAACCTGTTCGGAAAAATACATTTCATCAGCAAGGTCTGGTTCTTTAGCCGCTTTCACGGGTATACGGATGACGATGTTGATGTTGTACAAATACTGGTTGTCGCTTCGGGAAGCGAAACTGATTTGTTTTCCGGCAGGGAATATAGTTATTTCCGCTGAGTCTAAATCTTCCCGTTCAAAATCAGGCAGGTAATCCAGTTTTGCTGTGAAGGTCATACTCAATGATTGACTATTGAGATAAACAGCTATTGCGTTAGCAACGTCTACTTCTTTAGCGTTTGGCATTATGTCTGCTTGGTATAAACTCGGATGATTTGACGAAACGGATCGGAGTATTTGAAATACCTACTCCCGTTCGACAAAACGGGGTAGGTAAATTCTTCTCCATTGACAACTTCAGTGATTGTGTCGCCGCGCTCTGGAAGCACAGCTTTACCACCAAAGTTCAATTCGCTCGCCACAAAAACAAAGTCACGGCTCTCGACCGTTTCCATGTAGCCTTCGCCTGATGTTTGAACAAACTCAGTGCTACCTGGAACGGCCTTAATCGACACATTACGGTCGCCACGGGAATACTTAATAGTTATTCCCGCAGCGGCCTGTAGTGTCTTGTGAGCGTCACCTATATGTGTGGCAAGACTCATTAGCTGACCAACGCTTCCGTGTCGCTAACAGCGTCCGATACGATGATCGGAATACCGAAGGCAGACTCAGGGAACGGTGCTGGCGCACCAGTCGGATTCGTCGCAGTTCGGCTTCGTTGAAGCTGACTTAGGCTACGGCGTGACATGACGAGCATGTTTGGCAAACGACCGGATGGGAACTTCTCAAGCAGTTGAGAAATCAAATCATCGGTCAAGCCTTTACCGGAATCTTCGGTAATGTTAGCTAAACGACCGGCAGACCAAGCTGATCCGTAGATCAAACCACAGTAACCAGTTACAGGCGTCCAGTAAGAACCGTAGTGTCCAGAGCTAGAACCGGCAGTACGGATAATGCTGGTATCCTTCGCTTCAATGACACCCTGATTACCCCAAGCAATCTGTGTATCGTTAAAGCCAGTAGTTATTGCCCAAACAGAACTTCCGGTGTCGGCTGTAGTACCTCCAGCAGAGATAACAGTTGCGTCTGCTAGTGCATTAAGTTCGTCACCTAAAGCGGCAAAACCGTTCGTGTTTGCACCGTAGATAAGCTCCTGTTCAATCTTGAACATCATCGCTTCCATATGATTACGCATTTGGAGAGCAAGAAACGCTGCTGGTCCGAGGCGATAACCTTCGGCGGCGGCAATATCGACGTTGAAGCTGGCATCAGCGATAGCCAGATCGACAGTTACTTGTGTGTAATCTGCCACGTCGTTTTCAACACCGTCATTAAGCAGTCTGAAGCCAACACTTGGATCAGCCGTCTTTTTGACGTATTTAAGTTGAGTCCCATCAACACTGAACGCACTCAAGCGGCGAATCAGTGGTGCGCGATTGAGAACATCACTTACATCGAAAGATAAATCGCTTTCGTTGAAGGTGATGATCTCGGCACTTGTGTAATAATCGTCAGCCATTGTAGATTTACCTTTCTATCTATTTGTTGGCGAGTTGTTTTTCAAAGCGGGCTGCGAAACCTGCCACGAAATCGTTGTTCACGCCGTTCTTCTTGTACTTTTCAACAAGTGCAAGTCGTTCAGCATCTTCTGGGGTTACGCCTTCAGAAAAGCTAACAGGATTAGCTTCGCCTTCGGCATTGGCATGAGCGAGTTCACGCAGGCGACCGGCTTCTTCAGCCAAACTTGCGTTGTCCTCTTTCAGTTGCGCGATTTGAAGTGCGTAACACTCGGCTTCGCTTTTGCCTTCGATAAACCACAAAGCTCCCTGATCTCCAAAGAGTTCGACGAATCGTTTACCTTCGGCGGCAGAGAGTTGTGCTTCTGCGGCTTCTACGACTTCGGCTTCTTCGGATGATTCAGCGGCCTCTGGTGTTTCGACTTCTTCCACCTGATCTTCGACCGCTTCAGCTACAACAGCTTCTTCGTTTTCGACTTCAGGTGTGTTTTGGTCGTCACTCATAAGAGACTCCTCTAAAACATCTACTAAAATTTCGTTGCCGTTTGACAACACAACAGATTCGGTATTTTCATCAGCACCGTAGGGTGTGATAGCGACGCCCCGTAGCGGCCATGTGCGAATCACTGTCGCCGGTCCGCTAAATTGTTTTTCATTAACCGTGAACTCACCCTCCGTGGTGATGCGCTCGACGCTGATCCCATCGCCACCAAAATTGATACTGGCTTGCCAGGGAATTCCGGCTTTGGCTTTACGGACGATCTCTGCGCTTCGATCCTTCTTAGAAAAGCTCACAAGTTTTCCGCTGGCGACTAAGCCTTCAGGCTTCTGCTCAAAGCGGTCTAAGTAGCCAATGACTTCACCGTTATCGTGGTTAAAGTCGATTGGGATTTTCTCGGCCACACGCATCCCTGCAAAATCATGAATCGTCTGGTCTCCCCAATACCAATGTTCGATGGCCTGTGAACTGCGTGCTAACAGGCTTACGTCGTAAAGGGTTGCTTCACCATCCTCCGACGAGCCTTCCGTGATAGAAATCTCCGTCGATTGAAGGTGCATTGCGTTTGCTGGTACTTGTTCTTTCATACTTCTTCCTCTTCTTCTTCCACTTCCGGTCGGCGACCTGATACAGGTGGTTCGACCTCATCGGGAACGATTTCGGCAATACTCATATCAGGAATCACGCCGCGCGAATTCATGTATTCCTGTTCAGCCGCTAAAGTATCAATCACGTCACGGAACTCTTTCCCGTGACGCTCACGCACAATCTGGGTTCGTGTCTTTAATCCGGCATTGATTGCCGCTATGTCGGCGTTGATTTCCTGCTGTGGATTCCACCACGGCGTGCCATCCGGCATCCACTCCCAGTTAAGATCAGTCAAAGACATGCCGCTTGGCAGTCTTAGTGTTCCGTCGTTAATGAACATCTTCATGCGGAAGCCGGTAATGCGATCCAACAGGTGAACGAGGTCAGCTCGTCTGGTCTTACATGCTTTTTCGTACAAGATGTGACCGGCACGAGAACCAAAGAAGTTTGTTCGGCTTGTGTCGAAAAAACTCATCGGGATGCTTAGACTTTTCAGAGCCAGTGCGGTCATCTGTTCGCTAAACGTCTGGAACTCATTGGACGGGTTTTTGCTTTCGAGGATTTCAGCGTGGTCGCCTGGGTCAAGGTCAAGCATGACCGGCCCTTTTCCGAAATCCACTTTGTAGCCGCCTGTCACGCTATCGTCTTTCGTGACATCGCCCCAACCATCGGAACTTTCACGGCTCAACACCAACCCAAACATTTGTGAAACCTTGAGCTTTGCAAGAGCATAATCGTAGGACTCATACAGGTCACGGAACGTATTGATTGCTGGAGCTAGAGGACTAACGCCACGAATTTGATCGAAGCGGTCGTAGTATCCGAGTTGGTAGACATTGCGGGCGGCAATGGAGCGTTCATAATCGTAGCCGCCTGAACCATCACGACGCCAAACGGCGTATCGCTCTGGACGACCACCGTCAGATACACGAACTCCGTGTATCCATCGGTCGTCGAGTACCTTGTCGGGGTTTTTGATTCGGTCAGCCTCAATCGGCTGGAGCTTGCCGTTACGCAGTTTGATTAAAAAGACATCTCCATCAACCGTTCTACGTTCTTCACACATGCGTATCATGCGAGATAGGGTGTGACGGCCTGATACGTCGCAGTTTTCTGGACGCTGATACCAGTCCATCAGTGCCTGAAGGTCACGGTCGAGTCCTTCGTCGCCTGTTTGTGGCTCGAAGGTAAATCGTGAGACGTAATCTAAGTGCAGACTGATTGCCCATGCGGCGGCAGTGAAGTTTTGCTGTAAATCCCTGGCGTTAGAAATTAACTGCTTTCGCTTGGTCGGCGTAAGTATTTGGTCGGTAGACTTGAGGCGCGTCGGTGGGCTGTACCTCTTGGTCGAGGTATTGGCGGCGTCATAGTCTAGCTTTGTCGGATCGGCTTTTGCCGAATCAGTCAACGTCGGTTGCGGCATTAGATAGATCAATCGTTAAAGCGATAGGGCGAGTTCCCTTTTCACGCGCAACGACCTTCTGCCAATGGGTAAGCTCCCGTAGCATTTGGGGGCGGCTCATAGTGACGCTTGTTCCATCAATTGATGTACTCGTCACTCCACCCGTACCTGCAATCAGATCGGCCTGAAGTTTGGTGACCATCTGCTCTGCAAACGTAGGTGTCGAAGCGGTCGCATCTTTGCGCGTAATATTGGTAGGCATAACCACCATTACACGCGCAAGTGCAAACCTAATTTTCAGACAATATTCGTTTCCCGAATATTATTTTCATCCAGAAGTTTTCGGCTCACGTCAATGAGCATCTCATCGAACTCTCGGTCGTTACCACCGAAGAGGTGATGACAGTGCGCTAAAGCCTCATTGAGTAAGTTAGCTTGCGACCGATCTAGTAACAGTTCAATCACAACTTGTCTTTCAGTTTGTTGTTGGTTCATATCCTTTCCCGCCCTCTTAATCCCGTAACTTATTCCGGAGGAGTTAAACGAAATTTAGCATAGAAATAGAGCCAAGTAAATTTATTTATTTGTCGCTTTTTGCGTACACCTTTGATGGCGTGTAGCATGAAAGATGACAGTGACACGGTTGGTCACTCATCGGTGGTATTGGCAGATAAAGCACGAAGTTCGGCAATATTTTGTGCCAAGACTGCCGCCTTCTTAGCGTAAATCTCGGTAGTGTTGAGTTGTTTATGACCGAGGATTGCTGAAGCGGCTTCGATTCCATGCTGATCCCGCACTTCCTGACCGACCTTATGACGGAAACTATAAGGACTAAAAAACTCTACGCCTGCTTTTTCGCACGCTCTCTCTAAGTGCCTATAAAACTTTTCTTTGTCAAACAACTCCGTTCCTCGGATTGTCATATTCTTCCAGAGGCTGTGAAGTGTTTTTTCGTGTTCTTTCGTCTGGTGTCGCCAATTACGGACGGTAGCTCGCCCGACACCGAGTTTCTTGGCAACTTTGGCATGAGACTGCGATCCGGCAAGTAGCTTGAGCATTTCGGGAGTAAATTTCTTCTGATGCTTTTCCCAGTCGTTGAAAGCCCGTGCCTCTCGGACAGTAAAGTAGTAGTTATTACCGGCGTCTGGGCGCACGTCCTGTAGCTTTTCGAGTGCTTCAATACAGATTTCGTTTAGGAATACGCTACGAACGTGGCCTTTGCCAGCCGTTTTATGCTTCTTTGGTACATATTCCCATGTTGCCGTATTGATTTCCTGCTTATTGAGATTAGTAAGCTCCGATGGACGCATCCCTGTTTGATTAGCGATGATTATCATCGTTCTCAGCACAGGATTAGTCGCTTGGCAGACCTTTTCAATCTCAAAGTCACCAGGCGTCTTCATTTCACGGGGATCACGGATGCGATCACGGTATTTCTTGACGATCCGGTTATAATGGCTCATCCCGATCTCATCAACAAGTCCTCTAGGAAACATTCTGCGGACTTGACCGTACTTAACGAGGTCACGACAACTCGCAATGATTTTACGCACGGTGGTAATATTCCAACGCTGAGTCTCTGCGGCTTCTTTGCAGATTGCCTCGACGATCTCACAGAAGTTTTGGCCCGTAAAATTAGAAGCATCGGTCGTGGCGTGGGGTGTAAAGAATCCGGCTACAGTCTGCGTCCAGCCGTAGACGCTTTCAAAGGTCAACCAGTCACGGACAATCTCGCCAACAATGAAGTGGTATTCACCATTACTTTCGACTGGCTTCTGGCTTTGGATAGCCTGCACGAAATCGGAAAACTTCTGCTTACTTTCCGGTGTGCCGTGCTTGCCGAAATACTTGAACTTCGGCTTCCTCTTTCCTTCAGCGTTGAAGGTGTCGTAGGAAGTGTAAGCTCTCCCATCCTTCTTCTTTTTGTACTTCAGGTTGACCGGATAACGTACCTTAAACTCACTCATTTCACGCGCCCTCATAGTAAAATGTTGTCAGATTGTTGTCATTTGGGCTTATTTCGGCGTCTTTTTACCGAATCCAAATAACTCCATAAAACACTATTATACTATAAAACAAGGCATTTGTGAAGACCACCCAGAATCAAGTGGTATTATCGAACACTCTTTCTCCTAAAATGGGCGTGTTGGATAGTACCGTTTTTAAGAAATGGCCTAAGACCCCTTGTTTTACAGTCTTAAACTACTATTTATATCGTCATCGAAAATGGCTGATATGACAACTTATGACAACTTATGACATAATTTGTTGTCATTTGTTGTCACTTTGTTTTGAAAGTACCGGAGAGAGGACTCGAACCTCCACGCCTTGCGGCAACAGTTCCTAAGACTGCCGTGTCTGCCATTCCACCACTCCGGCTTTATTTACTCCAACATTTCATCCAGAGTTGCTCTATCGGCATCGCCGATGAACAGTGCGATCTTATGAAGTGCCTGCGACAGCCCGACGCCGTAATTAATGGACACCGACTCGATTTCTCGATCTTCTAAAAACTTAGCAACCCGCTCAAGTTCTGCCGCCTGGCGATTGATCCGCTTGGCAACTTCTATCAGGTCATCTCGTTTGTATTGTTTAGTTGATAATTTCGGCATCAGTCTATCACGACCTATAAAGGGCTATTGATAAGTAAAGTCTACCGGCGAAGTAAACATTATATAAGTATACGTACCCATACTTTTTGATAATTCTTGTCAGAATTGTCTGAAAAAGTGTTGATTCCTCTAGATGATCAGCTACAACAGAAATCCACATGGCAACAAATAAAACCAAGTGGAATTATACATGGACGGTATTAAGCTCACGGATGAGCTTCTCACAATCAGAGAAGCGGCTAACCTTTTGAAGGTTAGCGAGCGTACAATTCGCCGGTGGGTAGCCTCTGGCCGACTAGATTACACGAAAGTCGGCCAACGAGTCTATACCACTATTCAAAAGCTCGAATCTCTTTCAGAGCGTCCTAAACGTATTTCTGCTGAACAACAACAGGCTCTTGACGAGCTTAATCAAATGTTAGGAGGGACGCATGGACTTGTTCACACAACCGCACGTTTTGGCTCGGAATTCCGATCCTGAAACGTCTTTAATTGCCGCCAGAGAAATGGCAGCGACTGGTCAGCTTGGAAACATGGAGCTTACAGCACTGAACCTAGTGCTAAACAATCCTGGTTGGACTTCTGCCGAGCTAGAGAAACGACACGGATTTGAACGGGGGCAAATCGGCAAACGACTTTCAACGCTTGTTAATAACGGGCGTGTGATACGGGGCGACAAACGCCGGTGTGAAATCACCGGAAAACTTGCTTTTACTCACTACACGAAACCGCATAAACCCAGATAGGAGAGGTCATGCTACAGAAGTTCTTTCAAACAAAAGAAGAGGCGTCCGCTTATGCCGAGGAAATTAACGCTTACGCAGTCAGCAAGATAGGCGACCGGTGGCGTGTTAGCTGGATTGGGGCTGTTGATCCGAACGCTCCAGCCGACGCACCTAAAGCCAAAGCTAAACCTAAACGCAAACCCAAAAAGAAAGAAGAAGAAGTAAAAACCGACGATGAGCAGTCTTAATAACATTTGTGATTTAGTTCCCTTGCGTGACCTGCGGCTTCCCACAAACCCGTCACTTCAAACGATTAATACGTGGTGGCGTGATGGCGTCAATGGCGTGTTTCTCAAAACCTACAAGCTCGGTGGCGTCCGCTGCACCACGCATGAGGACTTAATTTCGTTTGTTCAACAGATCGGGGAGGACTCGGCAGAATGAGCGATCCTGTTTCTCAACCCTCGCATTACCAGAATGATGGCGACAGCCTTGAATGTTTTCCGGCATTTGTGGCTATGCGGGGTCGGGAAGCGGGACTAACAGCGGCGTTATTTAACGTCCACAAATACTGCTACCGTTTCGACAAGAAACATAACGAACTGGGGCAACAGATTGAAGACCTAGAAAAAGCCAAACAATACCTCAGTTTCGCAATCGAATTGTTGTCCGATGCAGAATCCCGAAGAACTAAAGAACTTTGAAATCACGTACTTTCGTCGAGATTATCACATTCGGCTGTTCCACGTACTGCACAACGGATCGCACAAGCAATACAGGCTGATAGCAGTTTTCCCCGCAAAAAGCGCGGAGGACATGGATGCGATTTCAGCAATTAAACAATACCTGATTTACTTTCGTTTTGAGGCGTAAATGACTGTTCGAGGATGGAACAACCCACTTGCTAAACCTGCCGCTAAATGGCGATGTCCTCGCTGTGGAGGGCTTTGCAAAACAAAAGGATGTTTAGCCTGCTGGACTCGCTTAAACCCAGAGAGAATACATGCAAGCGATTTATCGGCAACGCAAAAGCGTGAATTATTGTGGGAGCTAAACGATGTTATGCGGAGAAACGGATGCACATCCTAAACGGTGACGACCTGGAAATTGATTTTCCACCAACGAGCCTGTTGTGGGAGAGCTTCTCTAGAGGGAAAGCAGTTCACAAACTAGGCGTAAAGAACATGGGCGTCGGTGATAGATGGCTAACGAACATGGAAATGCACGACTTAACGACGTATCTCAAGCGAGTTAATCGCTTCAAAAATACAACAAAAAACTGGATTCGAGAGTTTGAATATTTTTTAACAATTGTGGAGGGCGCACATGGCCGACGACAGAACGCTGGAGTTTAATCTGGCTACGATTGAATCGAAATTAACTGAAACACAGGACAGATGGCAGAGGCTTTTCCCACCGTCGTTACAAACAACCGAACATTCGGAATACATTAAGGGGCTTTTGATAAGTCTCTTCAAAGAATCGCCCGACCTTCTAAATTGTCGCCCCGAAAGTATCTGGCGTGCAATCGCAAGCATTGTAAAACTCGGTCTAAAGCCGGACGGCATGATGGGTGAGTGTTACTTGATCCGTTACGGGCAGGAAGCCAAATTACAAATCGGCTATAAGGGATTGGTAGAGCTTGCCAGGCGAAGTGGTGAAATATCTAAGATTGTCACCTACGTAGTCCGAGAGGGCGATGAATTCGAGTATTCAACCGGTATTGAATCTTACGAGAGGCACAAACCGTGTGATTCAGCAAACCGTTCGGAGCAACCCATTACTCACGCCGTCGCCGCTATCAAGCTAACAAACGGTGAAATCAATCTGCAAGTTATGGATTGGTCTGCTTTAGAGCGTCATAAAACGCAATACAGCAAAGGCGCAAACAGCAAACACAGCCCGTGGAACACCGCTGAAGAACAAATGTGCAAAAAGACTGCTTTAAGTGGGCTTCTAAGAAGCGGCTGTGTCCCAATTCAAACAGACGTTGAAATCGACATGAAACAATCTAACCCAGTTGTTTCCAATGTTGAGTTCGAGGAATTAGTAGACAACTACTCCGAATCTCCTGCGTCAGGGGGTGAATTGGCTTCGGCCTAACCCACCGTTCACCCCTCTCTCGCTGCCGGTCGGGATGCCCTCCGAAAGTCCCGACCGGCATTTTCAAGGAAGAACAATGTTACACGACGGATTCATACACGCTAAAACGGTTGATCTCCAGCGAATACTTGGACTAAACAAGTATGAGGCTGTTGGCATCTTAGAGTGCATATGGCACTTTGCCGCCGTAAACGCCTGTGATGGTGGTATAGGACGCCACAGCAATGGCTTAATCGCCTATTGGATCGGGTATCTTGGCGACGCCGACAAATTAATCTCTGGATTGGTAGAGGCTGGCTTCTTAGACGTATGCGACGAAAGCCGACTACAGGTACACGACTGGTTCGATCACGCACCTAAATACATCAAAGACCGTTACCGTCAACGCAAAGCACGCAAGTCACAAGTTGTCACACCTGTGTCACACGATGTCACACCCGTGTCACAACCTGTCACACCTGAGTCACAACCTGTAGAGCTTAGTAAAGTAAAGGCAAGTAAAGACAAGCACAGAGATATTACGATTGAAAATCGTGATCTCTCTGTTTTAGTTGAAAAATGGAACAAAGCACCGCAGGTTGCTAAATGCCGAACTCTATCGGCTGGCCGCAAAGAAGTCATCTGGAATTACATTAACACTGACCCGAACTGGCTTAGTGACGCTTTAGAAGCGATAGACAAGTTTCCTCTTCAATGCTGGAAGAATCGTTCGTACAAACCGAACTTCGACTGGTTTTTGCGAGAAGGCACAATCATACAAATTCTGGAAGACCAACATGACTGGGGCGACAACTACACACCACCACCTAAGCCACGAAAAGAGCTAACTGAGGCTCAGAAAAAAGAAAAAGCTATTTCTGACGACTTGTACAGTCGGCTAAAAGAATATCAGCGAAAAGGGGAGGGGTTGTCTGATGCGGCCTCTGCACTTCGTGACCAGATTGCACAAATGGAGAACACCACATGCAATTCATAGGAATAGACCCTGGCATCAACGGAGGGATCGCACTAATAGAACGTGGGCGAGTTCTTGCATGGAGGATGCCACCCACGGAAAAGGACGTTAAGAAGCTACTTGACGACATTCAATACGACACTGACGACAAGACATTTTGCCTGATAGAAGAGGTTCATTCAATGCCTGGAAATTCAGCCAGAAGTATGTTTACGTTCGGTCAGAACTACGGAATGTTGAGAGCTATGTTGATTGCTTCCTACATCCCCTTTGAAACAGTCACGCCGACCGTGTGGCAAAAGGAATTCGGACTGACTAACCGCAAAATTTCTAAAACCAAAAAGAAGAACAAACACAAAGCTAAAGCACAGGAATTGTTTCCAACCATTGATCCGATGACTCACGCATTAGCTGATGCTTTGCTTATCGCTGAATACGCAAAAAGGAAATACAAATAATGGGAATCGTCGGAATGGTTTCAAACGTCAGTGATGCGACTATCGCAAAGGTCGGGGCTGCGTTGACAAACGAATTGGCAACCTCCAAGCAAATTGCCTTACAAATTGGATTGTCTAAATCAACAGTTGCCCGCGCAATGCACTCGTTAGTTCTAGACAACCAAGCCGAGCGCGTGAACATGCAATTGGTATTCAATATCGACACCGGCGAATGTTACGAGGTCGAGCGTTCCCAAAGAACTCGAAAAGAAACGCTAGTCAAACATCTACCGGCCCAATTTAGAAAGGCAGCGAAATGAGAGCTAGATTCGTAAATCCGAACAATCGGGAAAGGTGCATGATTCGCACTAACACCATTAAAACTTTTCAACAACTAAAACCACAGTTAAAAGCAATCGGGATGAGGGAAGTCGGCCTGATTGGATTTTGGAAGCACGTGCTTTTTGGCCGTATTCGACGAAAACCGTCCTGAGTTCGGACTCATAGTCATTTTATTTACTGTTTTATTTCCACCTTATCCGGCGATCCCGATTTTTGTCGTATTCGCCTTAACCGCAAATTACATACGGGGCAAACAATGAGAACCACAAATAACAAAGAAAAAATAATAAGTTTTCCAGAATACATCCAAGACAACACTCATTTCTACAAAGGAACAAGAGGGAACTTTTTTGTCTTTGGGGTCGCCTGTAATTACGGTGACGGAGAGCAAAGTACAGAATTCATAATTGATCAGGACAGCACGCTGTATCAACGCTTTATCGACACTTTAGCGTCCATAGGAGATGTGCAAGAAGCAGTCACGAAGTTAGTGGTTACTAGTGATAGCGAATGAGAAAACTACAAATCGGTAGCTGTTTTTCAGGCATCGGAGGCTTGGAGTTAGGGCTAGAAGCCACTGGTTTTTTTGAAACGAAATGGCAGGTGGAAATCGAGGACTTCCCGACAAAGGTTCTTGAGAAACATTGGCCGGACGTTAAACGCTGGAAAGACGTAAGAACATTTCCACCTGAAGGGGACTGGTCGTGCGACATTTTGGTTGGCGGCTTCCCGTGTCAGGACATATCAATAGCTGGTAAAGGCGGTGGGCTAACCGGCGAACGCTCAGGATTATTTTATGAGTTGCTTCGCATCATTGACCTTATCCGGCCAGACTGGATATTACTGGAAAACGTCCCAGCAATCCTTCATCGAGGAGCAGATGAAGTATTCCGATCACTGGCCGAAATCGGTTTGCGTGACGACAATCCCCACTTTAGACGGATGGAAAGTCACTGCTTCCCAGCTTCCTCCGTTGGCGCGCCACATAAACGAGAACGGTTTTTCTTACTGGCCCACGCCAACCTGTCGGGATTACAAGGATACAGGGAAATGGACAAGCCTCGCGCGATTTGTAGACAAGAAACGCTTGGCGTGTTCTTTAGCCGCAATCGAAAAGGTTTCTGGGCAAATGAACCCAGCGTTCCCCGAATTTCTAATGGGTTTCCCAAACGGATGGACCGAATTACAGCAATCGGAAACGCCGTCGTTCCCCAGGTCGCCGAATACCTCGGATCAGAGATAGTGAGCTATATCAATGATTGTTCTAAAGAAACATGAAGTCGTGATATTCACGCCCCCAAACACTAAAAGCCGACCATTGCACGACGCTCTGTGTGACGCTAAGGGAGCATATTGGGTATTAGGGACAAATAGCCACGCAATCGGCACGCCGCATACTACCGTCGTTCCTAACGAGTTTAAGAGCTATAAGCGTGCTTTATTGGTCCGCAATCCCTACACTCGGATGCTTTCGCTGTATCAGAAGTATTTACGCAATCATGAGCCTTCGACGGTCAGGCCATACGAATTCATGGAATATAACGACCATTTGTCACGAATGGGTTGGGAGCATGAATTTACAATCAACCATTGGTGCGGTGGTATACATTTTGATTACTTACTTCACGCCGAAACAATCAGGAAAGACCTGCGGCAGTTCATGCCACGAGTTCCTAAAGTTGATGAGACAGAGTTCGATCCGCTTGATTGGGATAAACAGTTTAGACCGCTAGGCTATGATCGGCTAGTCGAATTATATGAGCGAATATTGCCTGATTTGATTTACGGTTACGACCGGATAGCAATTACTCCCACAAGAGCTAGGTTGTTATGCCATTAAAACTTCGGCTAAAAGCTGGCGATAAACTTGTGCTTGGTTCGGCGTTTCTTGAAGTGGAACGTGTAGCGGGAACGACCGTTTCGGTTTCCGTTGAAGCTCCGCAGGAAATTGCTATTTTCAAACAAAGAAAAACGTGTTTACAGGAATTGCCGGATTCCTCAGAATTAAAGAAGTCGTCGAACGACAAACCTTGAATCCGTTGAACGGGCATCTTCTCTGATGCCCGTTTTTTTTTGGCCTAACTAAAGGAATTTCACATGGCATCCGGCGTAACAGACGCAGGCAAGACTATCTTGCTCAATAACTCATTCAAAGGTAGCACCGTTGCCGCTGACTACCATTTAATTCTAATTAGCGACACATCTGGCGTAGAT